ATGGCATTAAAGCAACCGGTACGTTATATATTGTCTTTAATACTGATGATGGTATATATACCCACACTGGCAGGTCAGTCATTATGTCCTGGTAAATTTATTAATGATGAAACTCCCAATATTTATTATGACGAAGAGATTTGTTTCACTGAGTTTGCCGTGCTTTATAGCTATGCGAATAAAGCACCATTCATTTCTGCACAGCGTTTAACCGCTGAGCGAGTCAAGGCGGCGGGCGATATTTCCCGGCGCGATTCATTTCATGTTGAGCCATTAATACCTCAGGCTATGCGATCAGCAACGGAAGATTACGAATATTCAGGATACGATCAGGGGCATATGACCCCAGCGGGGGATATGCCAAATTCTCTGGCGCAGCATGAGTCTTTTTCCATGTCGAATATGACGCCGCAGTTACCAAAACTGAACCGCGTATCCTGGCGTAAAATCGAAGCATCGGTGCGTAAACTGGCATTACAGGATGGCGAAGTATGGGTGGTAACGGGAGCCATATTCGGCAGCAAGAGAATCGGCAACGGTGTATCGGTGCCGAGCCTGATCTATAAAGCGGTCAGGAGTCGGTCGGTCCAACGGGTATTTGTGGGGGATAACTCGACCGGCGTTGTCACCTGCCTGTCCATCAGCGACTTTTCCGCCCGGTATTCCATCGACCCGTTTCCGGTTCGGTAAATAGAGAGAACAGCCCTGAATACCGATGGCAGGAACAGCGCTGAATGCAGCCAATTTGTACGGCACTGCGGGTTAAACCGATCGGCGATAGCGATCAATTCCAATAAATTGATCTGTAAAAACGTCTATAAAATAACCGTTCATAATGACATGATATTACTGTTAAACGCTAATTTGAACGCCAGGGAAACGACCCACTGAGCAATCAGTGGGTTTTTAACATACCTGCTCGGTGATTACCGGACGGTTAATATCATAATGACTCATTTATTATAATGCCGAGCTATACCCGTCATACTTCAAGTTGCAGATGCGTTGGCTTTATTACTCGGCCCATCCCTGGGCCTCGCCCCTTCGGGGCCGCGGTAAACCGCGTTCAACGCTGCTCCCGGCAGCGTTGTCGCTCACCCTAGTCACTTACTTGTGTAAGCTCCTGGGGATTCGCTGCGTCGCCGCGTGACAAGGCTCATTCTGAGCCTTGCCCTAAAGGGCCAACGCGTTGCGTTGTTCAACACGCGAGCGTGTTGTCCTGCAACTCGAATTATTTTGGAGATAAGCAAATTTATCCGCGCTCAGCCTTTAATGTGGACTTAATAAATTCCCCCGATATGGTGCGCGGGTATATTGTCATGCCATAAAAAAAGACCGAACACGATTCCTGTGGGCGGCGGATTTTATTTAATTCATTGATATATAATGTAAAAATAATAAAATTAGTTCAAGAAACACTCAATGATGCCGTCTTTCTATGTCCTTTAATGTCATATACATGCGCGATTTTTCGGAAATCGACGGACGGATTTCGGGCACAAATCACAGCATCGTCCACTCTTTTTCCCTGGTATCGAGGTACTTGTCCGTCATCTTCATTGATTTGTGTCCGAGTAATTTCTGGGCGAACTCTTTTCCATACTCTTTTTCATATAACCGGCCCGCCAAACTTCGTATTTCATGAAATGTCGGTGGAGAGTCCGTAAATGTCAGCCCGCAATTTTTTCTGGCAGCAACGAACGCCTTGGTCAGCGTGTCAGGGTGAAGGGCACCTGGTATCCGGCCCGTTTTGCGACTATCTGAACCGATCAGGTATTCGCTGCTGTTTGACGCCACGCACCGTTCTACAACGTGTCGTAACGTGAGGCTGGCTGCATTCAGTTTCAAATCCAGCGGGAGCGAGATTTGCGCCCCTGTTTTTCCCTGGACGACCCATAACCTGTCTTCTCGGATGTCGCTCTTTTTCATTTCGCAAATATCCTCACGCCGTTGGCCGGTAACCAGCCCCATCAGTATGCCTAACTCAACCCATTCCGGCTGGTTTGAGCAAGCGGCAGCGTGAATATCAAAATACTCATCAAGAGTCAGGCGTTCGCGCTTGACACGCACGTTTGGTGCTTTAGTCACTTCTGCTGGGTTGTTTGTAGCGATGCCATTCGCGATCGCTTCGCGGAATACGTCAACAAGTAACGATCTCATAGTTGATGCTGTCGTATTTTTACCCGCGTCAATATAGCTGTTAATAAATTCTGCGATATCCTTTGTTGTGATTTTCGTAATATCATTTTTACCAAACCTGTTGCATAGATAACCTATCTGCTTTGTTCTGGCCTTGATTGTGTTATCCGCTAAATCTCTACGTTTCAATATCGACTCGTAATCCTTTATCCAGTCCATGAATGTTGTTGCAGGCTCGCTATCATCTTTCTTTTTTATCAAACGCTGCATTAATGCGACTGGCGTAAAATTACTCTCAATATAATGGTTGGCCTCTATGGCTTGGGATATTGCATCGCGACGCGATATCTGCCCCATTGAAATTTCCTCCCCGGAAATGGGGTTTCTCCAGTAAAATGCCTTACGTGTCTTCCGGTAGGTGAGATTTCGCGGCAAGTTGGCATCATACCTTTTTGGGCGCTTTGCCGTGACCATGAATAACTTTCTCCATCAATGGTGATAACGCTGGATCCTGCACTATCTTTTTAGCCAGTGAAAAATCCTTAGGGTTTATATAAATGGCATTTTCAGTGACTCTATATTCCCGCCCATGCTTTTCTGGTACAGGGTAGATCCTCCCAGAGCGAGCCCAACGCTGCAGTGTTTGTATTGTTGGCGGTTTGTCTGAATAATTTCTTGCGCACCATTCTTCTAATGTTAATAACTTTGTCATTGGTCAATCCTCAGAAAAAAGGCGTGCCAATGACACGCCCTTATTTTGGTCGTTTTGTTTAGGTAAGGAAGGGGCTTTGATCAATTAATTTAAAACTGTGTTCTTAGCAATAACGGGGGTGTTTGTATGTGAAAGGTTCTATTAGTGTCATCAATTCCATCATTGTTTTTTAAATTTATTTAATGGTGTTTGATTTAAAAAATAAAATTAAAAAGTTGCATAAAGTTATGGTTTTTATGCAACTATAAAGTTATATTATTTCCTTACTTTGGTGTTTCTTCCTTGCTGTTCCATAAGTTCAGCAAATTTGGTCCATGATAATCGGTGTTTGTTAACGGAGTTTCCGGCTGGTAGCCATTCAATATTTCCTTTGCTGATTAATGCTGTTCCGAGTTTTTCCCCATCTTTCTTGATTTCGATTTCAATATCCTTGTGAAGAACAATGCTTTCTGTCAGTTTCAAGTTAACTTGATGAGCCATGTTAATCCTTCTTGTATTCAGTGGTGATTTTTGTTAATTGAGTGAGATACTCTAACTCCATCAATTAAATCATCAAAACACATTATTTAACAATGCTATTTTCTTTAGTTTCATTTAAATTATTATCAGGCGAATTATATGGATGATGCCCTCTCAGACTGGGGTATCATAAAAATATTATAATTCCCCATTCTTTCAGGTGTACGCGTCAGCGCCGCTGACAACGTTTTATCAGGGATTTACTCATCGTTTTCGCTCCATGTCGGCATGATGGCATCAACGGGAAGGCACTGGTATTCAGTGGGCAATTTCTGCGCTCTGATATCAGCCTCGCAATTTTTCCGATCTGGATATACCCAGCCTTGCGGCTCGTATTGGCACGGCTGGAACGTGTAACAGACAAAAAGAAATAGACCGAACAAAGCGGCCTCCTTCGGGTTTCATTGAGTCAGGGGATTCACCGCATCCTCACAGTGATGCGGTGATATTGGAATTAATAGTCATTGGGATAGTAGATGTCTTCCGGGTCGCTCTCATCGAGCACCAGCAGGCTATCGCCGTAATACATGGCGCCTACCAGTTTTTCAAACTTGGTACGGAACTGCACAGGCTTTTTACCCAGCACATCGTTAAGTTCGAGCTTACCGCTGAAAAGCGAATAAACACGGTTCCCTTCATGCATAACTGGATTGTTGTCGCGTCCGTCTCGAACGGTCTTCTGATGAAAGCCCAGATAGACCTCGCAATGATGGGCTTCCTCTTTCTGCTCTTTTTTCAGGTAACTGTAGGATCTTTCGGAAGCCGGTTCTTTTTCGAACCCGATGTAGAAGAACCCGTCACGGTCGTCATTGACAACAACCTGCGGGCGTCCCCATCCTTCGTGTGCTGCTTCTTCCTGATACTGTTCAACATAAGCCCGCCACAGGTCAGATGCCTTGATGAACTTCGGCAACTGGTCTTGCTCGATAAAGTCCTTCACCAGCGCCTGCATCCGCGTTACCACACGCTCGCTGACTGCATTGGTCTTCCACTGCTCATCAAGGGCACGGGCCAGCAGCAGGTTATAGCGCGGCAGGTCGACGATTTCGGTGATATTGCCAGGCAACGCCTCTTCCAGCGCCTTCTTCACCGCATCTGGGAACTTACCCCAACGGAACGTATCTTCAATGGTCTTTTCGTAAAGTGCCCGGACGTGCTTATGGATCATGTCACGGAACTCTTCAGGCGCTTCAAACTGACGGCAATGCTCATTGATAGCGGTTGCCAGACTGGTTGCGTTAACGGTGGATGTTGCTTCTGCAATATTGGTCATTGGGTCGGTCCTCAAATAAAAAAAACCGCCTATAGCGGTCAAATGTTGTTGGTCAGTCTGGGGGGGGGGCGGTGGCTATCATGGCTTTGTGCATTGCGGCATAGTCATCCTCCTCCACAGCAATCGCTGCATCGATCATCACTCTGGTTGCATCAGTGTCAGCACGCTTGCTGAAATTCAATAACCCAGCACCATGGATTTTTCTGCCATGACTCTTCACCGTAGAGGGATTCCCAGAGTTTTCGAAATCCGACCCGATAAACTGCTTCTGGAGGCGTGATTGCGTAAGATGATGGCGGTGCTCCTTCTGCTCGCGCATCTTCTTCGCTGATATCGGTTAGCCGCTCTACGCGTACCTTTGCAATCTCAAGCGTGATACGACTTGCAGCGCGAGGCATGAAAATTGATGGTTTCCAGCACGACCGGCCATCTTCATGGCCGTCATCATCACCCCATGTAAAACTGCCGTCAGCGGCATAAATGACATGACCGGAGTAGTATCCATTGCCGAACGGCATTTCATTGATTGCGGTCGCAGGCCGATCAGGGATCCACTTGGTCATCATGCCATCGTCATCAAACGCATGGCTGACAACCCCCCACGTCTCACGCACCCAGACGTGATCACCGATAACCCCATATGGGCAATGCGGCAATGCGGAATATGGGTGAGTCCCGGTAGGTAACCACCAGTCATGTGTATGCCCCTTGGTCATTGGCGACTGAGCAGGCTTGACTGACCAGTTAGGTCCTTCACGTTGCGGCTTAATAATCCGCCGCGTCTGAGTTTTTCGGCCGTCGAGAATCACCCGCACCATGTCGCTGTTGAAAATCAATCCGGTTTCTTTCACTCAAACCTCCTTTCCTAGCCGCCCCAAAATCACAGCCTTCGATGGCAACGGCAGTTGATGGGCAAGTTGCCACTGTTTACGCTGGGTTTGGGTTTTGTGGTCCAGCAACTTGCGGATATCACCGACCGGAATGCTGGTGTCTTTGGCAATCAGGTTTTCATTGATGCCTCGGCGATGAAGCTGGTAAACCGCCAGCATAATGGTTGATGAGTAGTAGCGGCGCGCACCGATGCGTGGCATGGGTGAGGGCATCCGGGTGAACGTATCACCGGTATAGATTGGCTTGGGCTCCGGTTTATACGGTTCGCCCAGTCGAATTGATGACCGCGCCCGCATGCGATGAATAATGATGTTCAGCCAGTTGCAGCGATCGTCTTCCGGTTTATAGAGGACGCCTAAATTCAGTTCTTCCATATCAGGCGGCCTCGCTACGTTTTTGTGCCTGTTCCCAATCCTTCACCAACCCCATGCATTTGGCGTGCACCTGGCGCGCGGTGGCGAGCCCGAACCCTTTCACCTTATCGGCCAGCATTTCCGGTGTGCGGCGCACAATGTCGAATAGCGAATAGATGCCAGCGGCGCTGAGGAGATCCAGATACTGCTCTTTCAGCGGCAGCGTGCCGGATAGCACTGATTCGGCCCATTCAGCGCGGCGCACCAGGTGAGGGTGGGTTTCTTCCAGTAGCTCGCGGATGCGTGCCGTGACGGCTTCATTTAGCCCTTCCGGCCAGGCATCCTTAAAACTCTCAATGGTGGGATACATCGGGACAGCCCAATCTGTTACAGACACGATCATGCAAATGCCGATAGTGCTACGGATCTCCAGGTGCCAGTCGATGTCATTCAGAATTTTTACGTCATATTCCGGAGAGTACAGCCCCAGCCCCCACTGGAAGGTGTAGAAATAAAATTGCACGCCATTGCTGGCCTGCCAGTAACGTGGCGCCACGTCGCCATCGGCACGCCGTAAACGCGCTTGAATATCGACCAGATGCCGGTTTAACTCGTCGTTGAGTTGCACCATGCTGGACAACTTACTGGTCTTGTCGGCCTGTTCTTTTTTCAGGCGGCGGATTTCCGTCAGTTGTTGGTCACGCAGTTTCCGGCTGTCTGCCAGTTCCTCTTTGAGGCGCACCAGTTGCGATTTCATGCGTTCTGGATTGAGCGATTTCAACTGATTCCGCTCGTTTGCCAGCATGGCATTATCGGTAAGCGCCAGCTTGTACTTGGCCGTGATGCTGTCACGTTCAGCAGCCGCTTCCGCGGCACTCAGTTCGGCGGTTTCGATGCGATCCTGAATCTGCTTCAGCGCTAACTCTTTGGTTGTTAATGCGCTGTCTGTAGTCTCCAGTCGATCAAGCAGAGCGTTGTATTCGTCAGTATCCTGGTTGATTTGCTCAATACACAGGGCCTGTGCTTGATTCAGCAGAATTGCGGCGCTCTCTACAGAACGCTGCGCCATGCCGGTGGTTTGGGATGTCGCCAGATCAAGCTGCGCCCGAACAGGGCGCAGGGATGATTCCAACACGTCGGCGACGGTTGTTGTGGTTGTCATAAAGAATTTCCTGATAGATTCCCCCAGCAAGGGGAGAGAATTAATAGCGGAGCGTTAGCGGTCGGACGAGGTTATTAGCGACAGCATCCAGTAATTTTCTGGCGGTTGGCTTAGTGAGCTTAATTTCGGCACTGGCTAAATCTACCAGTAGCAATTCCAGGAGCCAGCTAAGGTCTGGCTGCGGCGCTGTGGCGGTAACCGGTGTAGCCTCCACTAACTGCTCCGGGTGGGGGGCCGCTGCTTGAGACTGTAATGATGTTGGCTGCTGTGTTGTCGCTGGCGCTGTAGCCTGTTGTGTCTGCGCTGCTAACCGACTTTCATTTATTTTTTTCTGATTGCCAATACGCTGCTCGATCAATAACTGCAGGTGCTCCCAGTCATTGCCAATAATCTGGTTTAGATCCGCAAACAGATTCTTGTATTCCGGTGGAACCGTATCGAACAGTTTAAGGTTTTGCTGATACTGAGCCGCCAACTGGTTGGCTTCGATTTTTGCGCGTGCCAGCTCATCATTAGCAGCGCTGTGCAGCGATGTCAGCGTCTTTTTGCCTTTAATGGCACTGACAAAATCCACCGGAATAATAGGCAGCCGGACAACACTCAACGTTGCGTTCAGTTCATCAATGTGTGCTGCCAGGCTATTTCGCGCCTTTGTGATGATATCGGCTCGGATCTCGTCTTTGCGCGATTTAACCAGACGAGTGAGCTCAAGCCTTTTACCGCGCATTTCTTCGCGCAACGTGTCGATGGTACGGAACAGCCGATCAATCTGTTCGGTCTGGGATAGCGCCTGCTGCTTGATCAAATCCAGTTCCTTTTCCGCTTTTTCGCAGAATTTGACTGTTTCCTCCGCGTCGGCGAAGTCTTGATCGGTGGTCAGGTTGGTGTTGATAGAGCGGATAAAGGCCAGTGCCTGACATTCATACACGGCAAGATTAGATTGCTTTACTGCTCCTTCAATTTCAACCAGCAACGCCGGGAGGCGCATAATGGTTTTTCCTGTGGGGGGCTCGTTAATCACAGGGGCTGAGTAGTTTTTTAGGTCTGCTTCGAACTGCTCCCAACCGGCAATCAGTGCATTGGCCCGGCCCTCCACTGGCTTGTACTCCATCCAGGCGAAATTCTCTTCTGTACCGTCGGATACCACAAAAATAGCGCGGCTGGCACCGCTGACCAGCAACTGCTGTTCCAATTGCCAGTAATATTCCGGGGGCAGATCGTGATTACAGACGTGCTCGGCCAGCGAAGCGTTCCACATCTTGTGCTCAAACAAGGTGTCTTCGGTCATTGTGATGCCGTCGAACGAAGCCAGCAGGCGGCCATCATCAGAAATAGCCGTGGCGGGAAACAGTTCATCATCAATCATGTTTTCAACGATAGCGCGTGCTGCAGCCTCATATTCATGGCCTTTATCAAACAGATGGGTTTGCACCCAATCGCTTACCTCGCGCTCGGTGCCGGTGGCCTTCATGCTCAGCAGCTCATCGCGGCGCATTTTGCTGGAGGCGGCCATCATGACGGGGGCCTCGCTGGCGGTAAAATGTTTGGCACGCAGTGCGTGCCAGGTGTCGGTTCCCTGTTGGACGTTAACGATTTGCATTGATAGGCTCCAGGTCGATGATTGCGGCAACTTGTTCTTCGGATAGGGTGTATTTGCTGCTGGCGGTGGCAATGATCTGCTGTGCCGTCTTTTTTCCGCTATCCATCAGCGCCTGCCAGGCGGGCAGGTTTGCGTTGAAGCGTTCTTGCGGGTAATAAGCAATGGCTATTGGCGCGGCAACGTCTGTTGTTTTCGGCGTGACATCCTTGGCATTGTTGAAGTCCAGGTCTTTACCTTCCATTTCCTCCGCCGTCGGCTGCTGCCCGATTTCAGGCCATGCCTTGCGCAGTACCTGCGCTTCGGCGCACTTGGCCAGCTGCGCATACGGTCGGCGTTTCCACATGGCATTCGGTGCTTTGGTGTCCTTACTGCTGGTAGCGTAATTTTCCAGCCAGTATTCGCGTGCGCTGAATTCAACGATATGCCCGTCAGGCATCAGCTTATAAACGGTGTACTTGCACCAGGCCGGGAAGGTGATTTCAACGTTATCCAGTGTCTGCGTGGTATCCGGCCCAAACTCTGGTTCTTTAGCGCCGGCATAGCTGCCAGAGCGATCAGCCTGGATGCGGTAAAGGCCAATCCCTGGCATGACGACATCACGCCATTCGTTTCTGCCTGACTGAGCGTCTTTCACACTCATGGGAACCAAGTGAACAGGCTTCATGAGCGGATCGAGATTGCGTGCGCGGCAGTAATTCACTGCCATAATCACGGAGTCGTCTTTAGCACCTGGGTAAATGCTGTTTTTCAGCGCGTTCCAGGTCGGCTCATCGATACCAAGGTTTACCACCGACGGCGGAAGCGTCGACGTGGCGATAGTATTGCTAGTGGTCATGGTCAGTCCTTAATTACAGAATCAGTGACAACACAGAAAAAGCGGCAAACGCGATGATCAACGGGAACATCACACCGGTCTGCTGCGGGTGGTGGTGAATATTGTGGCTACCAACGCGGTGTTGATACTGGATTTGTTTAATGAAGTGGTTGGTCATGGTATTCTCCTTAAAGATCGGGTTGGTCCCCGATCAGCTAACCGGTGGCCCTTGTGGTCATTGGTCAGTCCTCAAAGGTTGTGCGGTTTGGTCACTGCACAACCGGGATAGCCCCGGTTCTGCCGGGGCTTTTCTCTTTTCAGACGGCAATACTCAGCCCAGACAATTCCATTGCTCGCTCGGTCATGGCTACACGGCGGAATATCTCTTCCTGTACGTCGCGCAGATAGTTTTCTGTCCGCGGGAGATCGACCAACGCGCCTATAGGGCGATCATCTGTGCCAGCGATGTGGCAGCGATTTTTCAGTAGAGCCTTCATGTCACCGATAAGCCGTGCGTTGCGGTGCATGGTTGTGATGCGTTCGGTCAGGATTTGCTGTTCTTCCGGGCTTTGCTCCAGCCTGCTTTCGTATTCCTCCAATATTTCTTCAATCATGCGTTGATGGTTGTAATCGTTCATCAGTGCCTCCTTGTAAGTGGCCTTACTCATGCGCCCGCCGGAGCGGACGCAGGGGGAAAAACCGCTTATTTCTTGTCTTCGTTGATGCGCTGATAGGGGAAGCGATCAGTGTGGGGCTTGATGTTCTTGTAGAAGTGGGAGCCGACAGAATCCGCATCTTTGAATGCGGCGAAGTCGTCGGCACTCACATTGCTGTAGTGGTACAGGCTGCCCGGCGCGTTATTGCGCCCATTAAAACGAATGGCCAGTGTGCTGGTTACCGGGTCGTGGCCGATGCTGTGGATCTGTGATGATTTAACGGGGGTCATGTTAATGGTCATTGGTGAGTCCTCTTAGTTTGCGTACATAGTTCATGCAGTAGGTCGGACTGCATGTTTTCCATTCGTTTTTGTGTTGCATACGCTGGCTGGGTGGGTAATACGCAACTGTTCCTTGCGATGTGCGGAATATCAGCGTGTTATTCCCTTCCTCCAGCTCTACGCCGTTTCGGATAAAAAACGCCTTAATGCGTTCGTATGCGCTATCACGGGCTTTACGGCGGTTTTCTTTTAGAAATGGTTTTAGATCCCTGAAGTAGTCACCAACATCACCCATCTGCTTTACCATTGAATTTGGTGCCGCAGAATGGGAAAAAATTGATGGCGATTCTTGTGTCACCATTAGTGCAACGTTGTTCGAGAGCGCCATTTTTCTTACGCTTGCGGTAGCGGAAGCGGTAAGAAAGCATGACATTGCAGTAGTCACCCTTTTCGAGGACGAATACCCTGTTATCGAAGTCAGATTCATCTACTTCTGCACAGTTACTGGCAACAGCGTCGCGTAGACGCTTGTCCATTTCATCCCTTATTGTCTGGAAGCATTTACAGGCCATTGGCAAACCCCAACTTATTCAATTTCTCCGTCAACTCAGAGATGCATTGATGTGCGGCGCATTTATATGATTTTGCTGCATCACCGGAATATCTCGCATCGACACGACTTTCAAACACATCGATCGGGCCGAAAAAGCAGCCTGCGGCAACCTTGAAGTAGCACTGCGTCCAGACTGCAAAGATTGTTCTGTCGTGGTAGCCGCACCGCTGACGGTAGGCGATATTGTTGAAGTGCTCAGGGTCCAGATAAAGCGACCGGCAAGAGAAATCATCCGGCAGGGCCGTCAGCCC